TTTACCGAGGCCGCGCATCCGCTCTCGGTGCGCGAGCGCTTCGAGCGCGCGATCTACATGATGCACCGTCACAACATCGTCTCCGTCTGGTCAGAGGGGAAAAACGTCGTTTGCTGATGAAAAGCAGGGGAGAGGGCGCGGTCCTCTCCCCGATTTTGGAAAATCGCAAAAATTTTTGGACAAGCTATTGACAAAAGGCTATCTTATTTGGTATAGTAGCTTCTGTCCTGTCGAGCAGGAATATTTGGCGGCATAGCTCAGCTGGCTAGAGCATGCGGTTCATACCCGCAGTGTCCCCGGTTCAAATCCAGGTGCCGCTACCAGCTGCACGGGATGCGAAAGCATCCCGTGTCTCATATGGCCCGTTGGTCAAGTGGTTAAGACACGGCCCTTTCACGGCTGTAACATGGGTTCGAATCCCGTACGGGTCACCACAGTTGGAGGCTTAGCTCAGCTGGTTAGAGCGCCTGCTTCACACGCAGGAGGTCACTGGTTCGAGTCCAGCAGTCTCCACCAAAAAAGCCTTGAAACTCAACGGTTTCAAGGCTTTTTCTTTTTGCCCGATTCCGGTTTTGTTAGTAACGTGCCTGTAACAGCCGCTACGATCGTATCGGGGTCAATATGGGTGTAAATGTTTGCAGTAGTAGAATAATCTGCATGGCCGAGAACTTTTTGAAGGATTTCTGGTGGAAGACCTTCCTTTACCGCGCGCGTGGCGTAAGTGTGGCGCGTGGCATGAGGGGTCTTTTTTTCTATCCCGAGGCGGGACAGCAAGGGGTAATAATCGCGCTTTCGGTAATTTTCGGGGGAATGCTGGCCCTCATAGCCGGAGAGCAACAGTGGCCCAGTCGCTTTGGATGCGAAATACGCAAAGTAAGGCTTTCCCTCGCCCCGAATCGGAATTACACGGTTCCGCCCAGCTTCCGTTTTCTCACCGCCGATCACGTAGGTCTCGTGATAAGATGCGACGGGCAGGGAAAATAGCTCACCGATGCGCATGCCGGTCGATAGAAGCATGAGCACGATCTTCGCTGCGTCGCTGCCGTTGGATTCCAGCTTTTCAATATCGTCATCAGTGAAAATCTCCTTTTCCTTTTTTACGGTTTCGGGAAGTTTGATGTAATGCGCAAAATTTGTCACGCAAATCTCTTCCCGCATGGCCCAGTTTGACATTTGCGTCGCGAGCTGCTTGTATTTCGAAACGGTGGAGTGGGACTTGCTCATATGCTGGTCAATGACCGCTTGGAAATCTGCTGCGCGCAGATCACGAAATTTTTTGTTGTGCAGCGGGGCAAAGACATCAAATGCGCGGTCATAAGATTCCACCCCGCTTGAGCCGATCTCGCGGTAGTGCTCCACTTTCCACGCATCGAATACCTCGGCAAAGGTCATATTGTATCGCTCGTCCAGCGGTTTGCCGGAGAGCCGTTCCAGCGCTTCCAGCGCGTCAGACTTCTTCGAGTAGTATCCGATGATAACCCGATTCTTTGCGGCGACCCACGGGCGCGATCTGCGCCCTGAGAGCTTATATACCGTGCCGGTTCCGTTGGCGCGCTTGAGCGCCTTGCGCTTTTCCGGCACTTGCTTTTTGCCGCACATAGGACAAAACAGCGCACCTTCCGGCAGCGCTGCTTTACATTTGATGCAATTCGCCATGTTAGCCCCTCCAAAATCCATAGTCGGCGCAGTGCATATCGATATACAAGCCCCATGCAGCCAGTAACACCACCGCGATGAACAAAAATAAAATCACGCCGTTTCGGATGCGCACTCCGCGCCGCATGATCTCGATCGTGTCCGCTTTTGCATCCACGTGGCGCTCCAGTTCGTCATTCCGCGCTTGCAAAGTTTCCTCGGTTGGCGTCAAGTGTTCGGTAATTCCGAACACTTCATCAAGAGATATGCCGAGCACCTTGCAGATCGGCGCGACGGTGTAAATGGACGGTGCTTTCGACAGTTTGGAAAAGAAGTTCTGCACGGTGGACAGCGGCACGCCGGAAGCGTCGGAAATGTCGTGGTAGGTCAGTTTCAATTCTTCTTTACGAAGTCTGCACAGCTCTTGAATGTTCATTTATATCACCTTAACTTTTCCGGTTTCCGACTACTTGGGGTGCCGAAAGTGGGTCTGTCGAACGCGGTCGAATGCCGTCGTGTTGCAAGGTCTTGGTATTGAAGTGGTAAGGTAAAGCGCGATATGGTCAAAACAAGCAGCGGCGACCGCTCCCCGCTGCTGCTGAAAAGCCCTCGCCGGTGTTGCAGAGGCGGCGAGGGCTTTTTCAAAACTTAATCCCAGCACACCGGGCAAGCACCATATCCAAGATAACGGCAGTATTCAATGTTGTGAGCGGCATATTCGCTTGCTGCTTGAAACACCGGGCATTCGTAATTGTGATAGTATGATGACCCGCTGACGATAAATCCAATGTTGTTGTACAAGAAAAGAGCTGCGTCCAGATGGTCATATAGCCCCTCTTTCTGTATCTTGACGCGGGCAAGCTCGGTATTCAAGTTTCCGACTTTTGTTCTGTATTCTTCAAGAGCTTCTTCTTTTTGAGTGAGCTTGTTATTGAGCACGCGGATTTTTTCGGCAGATTCCGCCGAATTGTTTGCCCATGAAATGCCCTGCCAGACATTCCCAGCGAGACTCAGCGCAAGAGCGACAACAAGGCCAATCACCAACGCTCGCGGCGCGGCCTTTTTAACCGGCTTTTCAGGGATGACGGCAGGCAGCTCCGGCTCGGATGGGACGGGATCAGGCGAAGCCGGAGCTGCCTGCGCAGGGGTGGCTGGTTGAACCGGCGGATAGTTGTACTTTTCAAAATAGCTTCGATTCCACCAATAGAAAATGCTGCCCCAAAGAATCGCGGGGGAAAAACTGATGTCGTACCCATTAGAAAAATCATAGATGGAAAATGCAAATGCCAAAATAGCTGTGTACCCAATGTGCAGCCATTTTAGAGCCTTTGATGAAATGGGGCCTTTTCGCAACCGCAAGAGAAGAGGCCCTGCGCCATATATGGAAGCAGTCAACGCGAGAGAACCCAATGCAGATGCCACATTAAACTGCATAACATCACTTCCTTATTTTACACGGAAAACCGAAAGAATCAGGTCTACGATCTTCTTTATTACGCGGCGCTGGTATCGCGCGCGCTTTTCAAAATATTCCGGGTCGTTATACATTCCCATGAAAGCACGCCCTCGTGGTGAAAATGGTTGGTTTATGAGAGATAACAGGTGGAACAACTTGAACGGAGGATACATAGATGCAACGCTTATATCAAGACGCAAAAGCCAACGCCGATAATATCACTGCAGAAGACCGCGCATTCCTCGAGGCCATTCAAGATGAAGAAAAACGGAGAGCAGTCATTGAACTGCTGAAAGGAGCAAAAAGATGAAGATTTTATTTTGCATTTGTACAGCGTTATCCATGTTCTTTAGCGTGTGGGCCGTTCTCGGGCAAATCAAACTGCGTAAAATGAGAGACAGGTTAAATGAGCTTGAGTGCTGTCAATATCCCCAACAGAAGAGATCCGCCAGCGAAGAGCATCGATGCAAAGGATACCCATTTGTTGACAATAGCATGGTGTTCCATTTTTGCATTTTCTTCACGGATGTAGTTTTGTTCGCGGCGCTTCTCATCATGTTCTTCGCTTAACTTTGAGTAATAAGCCCGCCCGATGGGGGTGATTTTAACTGACGAATACGGGGCAAGCGACCCAGAGATATACCCGCTGTGCAGTAGCAGTTGCAATGAACCGGATGTCTCCTGCACGGATTTGTCAGTATTCATCAGCGCCGACCATTCCATTTCGCCGCCACTCTCGGAGAGGGCTTTTAGAACGTCAAATTCAGACATACTTACTCCCCCTTGATCCCAAGCAGCGTGCGGATCGCCTCTTTTGTGCGGGCGTCCGCAACGTGGTATGCCTGCAACAATTCAGAATCGGTATAGTTTAAACCGTCGTCCTTCGGGACGGCGGTCTCTTTTTCTGCGCCCTGCTTCGGGAGGGCGGGAAGCTCGTCGCCGTCCAACTCGGCAAGCGTGATGCCGAAATGGTCGGCGATCTTCTGGCGGGTCTTTGGGTGCGGAACAACTACGCCGTTTTTCCAGTTAGAAACGCTTTGTAAGTTTACACCAAGTATTTTAGCAAATCGATACGAAGAGTATCTTGCGCTATCCATGCAATAGTTAAAATTTCTGGTAAATCCCATAAAAATCACAGTCTAACTTAGGTTATTTTGACGGTCTAATTTAGGTTGACTAATGGTCTAACTTCGACTATAATTAGATTCGTGGACAGGTAATAAGAAACCAGACCACCCCGACAAATCGAGCTGGCGCGAATCAATGGTTGTAGCAAAACTTAGAGTAGCACCAATGCTCCAATTTGTCAACATTTTAATCAAATTTGGAGGCGAAAAAAGATGGGGTTCCCTGAAAACCTTGCTCGGCTACAGGCCGAGCGCGGCGAGACGAATTATCGTCTTGCGAAAGAGATCGATGTCTCGCAGACGTCGATCAAAAGCTGGAAAGATGGCGCTTGCTACCCGCACCCGCGCCACATCAAACGGCTTGCCAAGCACTTCAAGGTAAATGAAGGAGTGCTTACGGGGAAGGAGGACGCATGAACGAGCTAATCAAGATCACTTACAACAATGACCGCCCTGCGGTCTCTGCGCGAGACCTGCACGATTTTCTCGAAGTGAAGACGGCTTATAAAGACTGGTTCCCGAGAATGTGCGAGTACGGGTTCACCGAGGGCGAAGACTTCAACCCGCTCAAAATTGAGCGAGTTCAAAATGAGGGTGAGCGCATGGTTGCTCGAACGGTTGACGACGCAGTGCTCACCATCGACATGGCGAAAGAGCTTTGCATGATCCAGCGCAATGAAAAGGGCAAGCAGGCCCGCCAGTATTTTCTTCAAATTGAAAAGGACTGGAACAGCCCGGAGAAAGTCATGGCTCGCGCGCTGCAAATCGCAGGGGACAAACTCAAGCGGCTTGAAAGCAAGGTCGAGGCCGACGCGCCAAAGGTGCTTTTTGCCGATGCGGTCAGCGCAAGCAAGACTTCGATCCTCGTCGGCGAGCTGGCGAAGTTGCTGAAACAAAACGGCGTGGATATCTGGCAGCACCGGCTGTTCCGTTGGATGCGCGAAAACGGCTATCTGATTCGCCGGAACGGCACGGACTTCAATATGCCAACGCAAAAGTCAATGGACTTGGGGCTTTTCACCGTTAAGGAAACGGCGATCACACATTCTGACGGCACGGTGACGGTGAGCAAGACCACGAAAGTCACCGGCAAAGGCCAGCAGTATTTCATCCAGAAGTTTCTTGGCGAGGAAGGAGCCCGCAAATGAGCATAAATGAGTTTGCCGGTAAAGTCGATTCCATAGGGTGTGATCTTTCTGGTGTGACCGACACACTGTCCCTCTGCATCGCAGGGGCAATTCAAGAAGGCGAACTCTCTGAGACCGGAGACTGCCGGTTTTACGGGGCACTGGTTCAGATCGAAATGGCGTTACGGCGCGTGGAAGAGGCATTGAGCTGTGAAGTTCAAGCGGCATTGGACAGCAAGGAGGAACAAAGATGAAGACGATTCAGACAATGGACTTGAACGAGTGCGCGGCGTATCTGAGAGAACACGGGCTGAGCATTTCGAACGAATCGCTGGCAGCCGGACTTGAGCAGCGCGTTTACCCATTCGGCGTGTGCATCTGCGGCGGCAAGCGCAGGATCTTCCAAATCTACACTCGCCTCGTGAACGAGTGGATCGCGGAACGCGAGGTTGAGGCATGATCGATACGCTGTTTTTCGGCGGTATCGCCGCTGCGGTGATCGCGCTCAACGGCTGCGACTTTACGACGGGGCTTGCCGTCATCGGCGCGTGCGCGGTGTGCAAGGTACTGTATGAGCTGCTGCCGTATATCGACAGGGGGTGCAGACGATGAGACGGCACGACAAGCGCACGAGAGAGCAGCGCAAGGCCGACGAGGCGATGCTTTTTGCCGGTATCTGCCTGTTGCTGGCGGCGGTGCTCATCGCGGTCTCGGCGATGATGTGATGTACCGCTGCGAATGGTGCGGGCTGGCCTTTGACGAGCCCGATGTCTTGCGCAGGCGCGATAACCTTGACGGGGAGCGCGGCTATGCCCTTGTGACGGAAAAGTTCTGCCCGGACTGCGGCGCAGAGGAAATGTATTTTGAAGAATTGGAGGAGACCGAAGATGGATAACACCCTGATGAAAGTGACTCAACTCCCCGTAATCGAGGAGCATTTGAGGAGCCGGAAGGAGCAGACGGAGCAGCGCGTCGCAGAGGCAATGAGCCTTGTCTGCACCGACGAGACCTTAACCAGCGTGAAGAACATTCGCGCCGAAATGAACCGCGAGTTTGCCGATGCCGAGACCCAGCGCAAGGCCATTAAAGCCGCAATCATGGAGAAGTACGACAGCTTCGAATCCGTCTACCGTGAGTGCATCGCCGACCCGTACAAGCGCGCCGACGCAGACCTGAAAGCCAAGATCGACGCGACGGAAAGCGAGATCAAGAGCCGCTGCGAGGAAATGCTGCTGGGCTATTTTCGGGAGCTGTGCGCGGTCAACGAGATCGACTTCCTTTCGTTCGGGCAGACCGGCGTTAAGGTCGATATGGCGAGCGCCAGAGCCAAGACGCCGAAGAAGCTCATGGAGCAGATCAAGCTAAAGGTGGACGGCGTGGCGCAGGACATGAAAACCATCGGCACGATGGGCGAGAACGCGCCGGAGATCATGGTGGAGTACAAAAATAACCTCGACCTCTCGCTTGCGATCTCCGTTGTCAACGAGCGTCACCGCCGCGCCGAGGAGGAGCGCGAGGCCGTGAAACGCCACACGGTTACTCCAGCAGCGCGCGCTGCTGGAGATACCGTCGCAGCGGCCCCGCAGGTCGTCCCGAAGCGCGTGGAGCAGGCGGCGGTTGAACGCCTCACGGTGTCGTTCCGCGTGACCGATACGCGCGAGCGCCTGCGCCTTTTGAAGCAATTCCTTGTCAGCAATGGCTATCAGTACGAATGATTATTTTAAGGAGGATATTACCATGAACGAAATGCAGACCTACAACAGCACCGAAGTTGTGAGCGCCAAGAGCGTGAACGCCGAAATGATGATCTCCCGTCAGGCGCAGGAGGTACAGGCGGCAATGGTCGTCGCCAAGCGTTTTCCCCGTGACGAGATCGAAGCGAACAACCGCATTCTCAACGCCTGCAAGCGCAAGAGCCTTGCCGAGCGCGCGATCTATGAATACCCGCGCGGCGGCGAGAACGTGACCGGCCCCTCGATCCGTCTCGCCGAGGTCATGGCGCAGAACTGGGGCAACCTCGACTTCGGCATTACCGAGCTGGAGCAGAAGAACGGCGAGAGTACCGTCATGGCCTACTGCTGGGATTTGGAGACCAACACCCGCCAGACGAAGATCTTCACCGTGCCGCATATCCGCTACACCAAGAAAGGCAGCGTTGCCCTCACCGACCCGCGCGACATCTATGAAATGGTCGCCAATCAGGGCGCGCGCCGTATGCGCGCGTGCATTCTTGGCATTATCCCCGGCGACGTGGTAGACGCCGCTCTTGCGGCGTGTACCAAGACGATGATGGGAAAGAGCGATGAACCCATGATCGACCGCGTACGCAAGATGGGACAGGCGTTCAAGGATGACTTCGGCGTACCGATGGAGTGCCTTGAAAAGTACATCGGCTGCAAGGCCGAAGCGTTCACGGCGCAGAGCATCGTGCGCCTGCGTAATGTGTATACCTCACTGAAAGAGGGACGCGCGAGCCGCGAGCAGTATTTTGATCTCCCGACCGTCGAAGTGGACGAGACCACAGGCGAGGTCAAGGACGAGCTGCCCGCTCCCGCTGACGCCCTCGGTACGCTGGACGACGGAAAGAGCGGCACCACCAAGCAGGTGAGCATGAATGATCTGTAAGGTCAAGGTCATTTCGACCGGCTCCAAGGGGAACGCCGTACTGCTGAATGATGAAATACTCATTGACTGCGGCGTTCCATTTCGGGAACTCGAACCATACTGCAAGGGATTGAGGCTCGTCCTGCTGACGCATGTTCACGGCGACCACTTCAACCCCGAGACCATCAAGCGCCTGCACTTCCTGCGCCCTGCGCTGCGCTGGTGCGTCCCTCCGTGGCTCATGGAACCGATGGGACGCATCGGCGTGGACCGCCGCGTGACCGACGAGGGCATGGCAGGCCATGTGCTGTTCTACTCCTGTTCCCTTCTCTACCCCGTCTGTGTGTCCTACAATTCCATTCCTCACGATGTCCCGAATTGTGCGTGGCATATCGAATTTGCAAACGGCGAGCGCGTGTTCTATGCGACGGACTGCGCCTCGCTGGACGGCATTGTGGCGCAGGCCTATGACCTTTATCTGATCGAAGCCAACTACGGCGAAGAGGAGATACAGGAGCGCATGAAGCGCAAGCTGGAAGCGGGAGAATTCAGCTATGAGAGCCGCGCAATGGAGAGCCATCTATCCCGCGAGCAGGCGCACGCATGGATCGCCCAAAACGCCGCCATCGGCAAGAGCCACGTGCTCTATCTGCACCAACACCAAAGCGAGGAGGAATTGAAATGAGCATGAATCGAATCTGCCTGATGGGACGCATCGGGCGTGACTTGGAGCTGAAAAAAACGAACAGCGGCGTATCCGTTGTGTCGTTCCCTCTTGCCGTTGACCGCAACGGCAAGGATGGCGGCACAGACTGGATCGACATTGTAGCGTGGCGCGGAACGGCAGAAGTGCTCTGCAACTACGCCGGACGCGGGCGGTTGATCGGCGTCGAGGGGCGCTTGCAGATGCGCGACTGGACGGACAAAAATGGAAACAAGCGCAGGAGCTACGAGGTGCAGGCTGACAGCGTGTATTTCGCGGACAACAGGCGCTCGGAGGGTAATGATACCACCGCGCCGCAATACGCCGCAGAGAGCGCCGCAGGCGGCTTTGCAGAGGTCAGCGAGGACGACGGCGAGCTGCCGTTTTAAGGGAGTAGTCTATGGCAAAGAGCGGGATCGATTACTTTCCGCTTGATGTCACATTGAACGCAAAGTTTGAACTGATAGAAGCAGAATTTGGCTTGACAGGATTTGGTGTAGTCGTTCACTTGCTGCAAGAGATTTACGGCAAGGCGGGTTACTACATTGAATGGACAGAGGAGGTTGCGCTTTTGTTCGCCCGCAAGGTCGGGTTGGGTGGGAGCGTCGTTTCCGAAATAATAGAGGCTTCTATCAGACGAGGGATGTTCGACAAAGAGAAGTATGACAAGTACCACGTATTGACCTCTAAAGGCATACAGGAAAGGTACTTCGAGGCAGTCAGCCGCCGCAAAACTCTTGAAGTCGATTACAACATCCTTCTGGTTGATGTTGCCCAAATTTTGCCCAATGTTTACATTTCTGCGAAAAATGTAAACATTTTTTCAAAAAATGCTGACATCGAACGACAAAGTAAAGTAGAGAAAAGTAGAGTAGAGAAGAGTAAAGAAGAGTACATATTATGCGCTGAGCCGCAAGCGGCTGACGCGCCGCCGGTGATTTCTTTGCCGCTGAATGACGGGACTTTTTTCGACGTGTCGGAGAACGACAGGGCCAAATGGTCGCAGCTCTATCCGAACGTTGACGTTCTGCAACAGCTCAGAAACATGGCAGGGTGGTGCGATGCAAACCATACCAAGCGGAAGACACGCGGAGGGATTAAGCGTTTCATCACCGCTTGGCTTGCCAGAGAGCAGGACAAGGGCGGCAAAGCGCCGCAGAATAGGCCGTTTGTCGGCGGCGATGTATTCGCCGAGATGCTTGAGGAGGAAAAAAACCGTGGAAAGAGCTGACGTAATTAGCATTTTGGGGCGATTGAAGCAGGCTTATCCGCAGGCCTACGCCAAGATGACCCGCGCAGAAGCCGAAGAGCTGGTTTCCCTCTGGTCGGACATGCTGGGTAGTGAAGACCCTGCCGAGGCGATGGACGCGGTGAATGCGCTGATTGCCGAGGATGCGAGGGGATTCCCCCCGAAAGTCGGCCAAGTGCTTGCAAAGATCAGGGGCGCAGTTCCCCCGCACGTCTCGGTGGCTTGGATGAAGCCATACATCGAGCAGATAGCCGAACAGGAGGTATTCATGCCGAGCGTATCGCGTTATGCGAGAGAACACGGGCTGACGTGGGAAGCGGCGGATGCCGAAATGGCAGGCGGTGCGCCGTGAGCGGGTATCGCGGGGGCATTTTCGAGTGCCCGTTTTACTCGCGGGACTACCGCGACTATCTCAACTGCGAGGGTGCACAAGTCAAGCTGCCAAAAGAAGAGCTGGACGAATATACGCGGCGCTACTGCGCCAACGAAGAATGGCGGCGCTGCCCGATCGCTCGGGCGCTGACGCTGCACTACGAAAGGACGGAGAACCGATGAGCGAAAGAAACAGAGACAAGGTAAAACAGCTTGAACACGAGCTCGGCAGATACCAGAAAAAAGTCGGCGAGCTGATGAAAGCGAATGCGAAGCTGCGCGAGGATATGAAGGGGCTGAACCAGCTGCGCATGGCGTTCGACGCTTGGATTATCCAGATCGCGCTTGCCTACGGCGAGGCAGTGAAGGACCCCGACACGGGAGAAGATATCCCACGCATGAAGGCGCTCCACCTCGAAAGGCCGAAGGTGAGCCCACTGCTTGGGCAATACGAGATTCACCAGCGCGTCGATGAGAAGAACGTGATGCATATTGCAGTCGGCCTGCGGGATGATCCGTGCGATCACAATGGCGCAAAGGAGGCAGAGGAATGAGACTGGCTATCATGGACACCAACGCGTTCAACACGATTATCGCCGCCGTAAAGGGCGCGGTATCAGCGAGCATCAGTAGGCCGATGTACAAGAATATCCGGCTGGAATTTCGCAAGAAGAACAAGGCAGTTACGGCTATCGCCACAGACGGCGTCCGGCTTTTCGTGGAGCACGCGACCTGCTGCGAGGTCGAAGAGGATTTCGATTGCTACATCAAGCCGAGTATCCGCCTGCCACGCGGCAACTCCATGCGCTTGGAGCTGAAAGAACGGGACAAGACGGAAAGCGTGGTTGAGATCGAATGTCTCGGCTGCATCTTCGGTTTTGTTCAGCCGGTTGGAGCGTTTCTGGATTGGGAAAAAGTCCTGCCCAATGAACCGACATTCCGTATCGGCGTGAATGCCGAGTATCTTCTCTCGACGTTGCAGGCGGCAAAGGCCAGCGTCGGCGGTGCCTTCAAGCAGCCTGCTATTCTGGAATTCCGTGGGCCACTTGGGCCCATTACGATCAAGCCCAACCACGAGGACGTCAAAATGGTCCTGCCAGTGCGAATCAGGGAGGCCGACGATGGCGCTGACATCAGCTGACCTCGCGAGGCTGGGGCCGCAGGCGCAGAAGCAGGTGCTTGACAAACTGGTGGGCGAACAGAAGTCGAAGAAAAGCAAGTACGGCAACCGCAAGGTTGTGCGCGACGGCATCAAGTTTGATTCCGAGCGCGAGGCGGCGCGGTTCGGCGAGCTGAAAGTGCTGCGCGCGATGGGCAAGATTCGCGATTTACGGTTGCAAGCGAATTTTACGCTCGTTGAGGGATACACGACCATCGAGGGCGAGAGAATCAAGCCGATGGTCTACCGCGCGGATTTTGTTTACGAGCGAGCAACTGGGCCGGACTGCAACGGCACGGTGCATTGGCTGCGCGAGGTCGAGGACGCAAAGGGCGTGAAAACGAAAGACTATCTGCTGAAAAAGAAACTGATGCAGGACAAGTACGGCATCACGATCCGCGAGGTGTGAGATGAGCTTTGAGCACTGCCACAGCTGCCTGCCACCCGTGCGCTATCCCGGCTGCCAGGACCATTGCCCGCATTATGCGGAGGATATTGCGAAGGTCCGGGCGGCGAAGGCCGAAGAGAAGCGGCAGACGCAGGCAAAAGACGATTATTTGGGAGCGCGCCAGTTCAAAACGCGGCGTGGCCAAAAGCTGAGAAAATAAAGGGAGCGAAAAGATGAATGCAAAAGACACTGCGGAGCGGATCCGCAACCTTAGAAAAGCAAGGGGCATGAGCCAATCACAGTTTGCCGCCATGTGTGGCCTTGTGCAGGGGCAGCTTGCGAATTATGAGTATGGGCGCATTATGCCGACCATCCCGTTGTGCGAGCGCATCTGTGAGGCCGTGGGCATCCGTGTGACGGACTTCCTGAGCGAGGATAAAGCGCCGAAGGGGCCTATCCCGACCGAGCAGCGCATCGGCGAGCGCGTCAAGGCGTGGCGGCAGATGCGCGGGCTGAATCAGGAGGCCCTCGCAGAAAGGGCTGGAATAGCGGACAGCACGATCTCCTGCATTGAGCGAGGCGGACGATACGGCGCGGTATCGACGTATCTTTACATCGCCGAAGCACTGAACGTCCCGATTGAAACGCTGTTAGGGGGCGAGTGATATGAGCCGATTTGTTATGAGCAAAACGCCGTGGGAGCGCTGCCCATATCCGGGGCTGAAAGCGTTTTTGGAATCGACGAATTACAACCAGACGACGCTCGCCGCCGCAACGGGCATCAGCGCGTCGGTCATCAGTCAATATGTCAAGGGCGATATCGAGCCGACCATCCAAAAGCTGCTGGCGCTGGAAGACTTGACGGGCCTGACGTTCCGGGAGATGTTCGGGGAATGCGAGGGGAGAAGATGAAGCACCTCGGCGATATTACGAAAATCAACGGCGCGGAGATCGAGACCGTGGACGTTATCACGGGAGGCTCACCGTGTCAGGATTTGAGCATTGCAGGAAAACGCGCCGGGTTAGCCGGCGCAAGAAGCGGATTGTTCATGGAACAGATCCGCATCGTGAAGGAGATGAGAGCACATGACAAAGCGAACGGACGAACAGGTGACATGGTCCGACCTCGGTTTATGGTCTGGGAAAACGTGCCCGGAGCATTCAGCAGCAACAAAGGACAAGACTTCGCGGCAGTCCTCGAAGAGATCATCCGCATCGCAGAGCCGGAAGCCCCCGATATTGAAGTGCCTGAAAAAGGCTGGAACACCTGGGGTGGCTACCACGATGAAGTGGGAGGACGATGGAGCGTGGCTTGGCGAGTGCATGACGCGCAACACTGGGGAGTCCCCCAACGTCGCCGTCGTATCTCGGTTGTCGCAGATTTTGGAGGAGACACCGCAGGAGAAATACTCTTTGAGCGCAAAAGCGTGTCAAGGCATCCTGCGGAGAGCGGAACGGCGCGGGAAAGACTTGCCGGAAACGCTGAAAGCGGTGCTTCTTATGCAGTCCGAATTAGGGGGGGCTGTGACGGAGGAGGAAAAGGCTCTTTAGTGCAGGAGGACAAGAGCGGAACGCTCGGCATCGGCAACGACCAGACGATTTTCCAAAACTGTCTGACGCAGTGGGACTGCCAAAGCAAACGGATTTTTGGCACAGAGGGAGCATCCCCGACGCTACAAGGTGGCGTTGGCGGCGGAGTAAATAACCCGGCGATTTTCTGCATGGGAACACAGCAAGGCGGGGCCGAGGTACGAGGCGATGACCGTGCACCGACCTTGACCGCTTCCGCAGGCATGAGCGGGAACAACCAGCCGGTTGTATGCGCCGGGTTTAAGCTCGGCAACAGCGAGAAAGCGCGAAGCATCGGCTACGCCGAAGAGCAATCGCCAACGCTGAACGCGGAGTGCGGCGGCAACAAACCCGCGGTGGTTGCACTGGATATGTCGCACGCCTGCGATGTCATCAGAGACTGCGGCGAGGTCGTTCCGAGTTTGCAAGCAAGAATGGGAACAGGCGGCAACCAAGTGCCGCTGACGTATCAAATGCAGGGCTTCGGTGATTACCGAGAGGGGGACGTTGCAAGCAGTTGCAAGCAACGGGACTTTAAGGACGGAACAGACCTTGTGTGTTCCGTCGATTGTCGGAACTTTTGCGAGGGAGGAGAAACAAACGGTACATTGCAGGCCAAATCAAACGGCGGAATCAGCTACAATTTGCAGAATACCGTGAGAACGGGCATGGTGGTGCGCCGCCTTACCCCGATGGAGTGCGAACGGCTGCAAGGCTATCCGGACGGCTGGACGGACATAGGAGAGTGGTACGATGGTCAGACTGGCGAAGGCTATTGGGTCGATAGTCTTGGGAAGCGCCACAAAACAGCGGACAGCCCCCGCTATAAGGCGCTCGGCAATTCTATCGCGCTGCCGTTTTGGGACTTTTTGGCAAAGCGCATCAGCGCGCAATATTTGCGCCCTGTTACGATGGGCAGTTTATTTGACGGCATCGGCGGCTTTCCGCTGGTGTTCGAGCGGCACAACGGCAAAGGCACGGCACGCTGGGCAAGCGAGATCGAGGAGTTCCCCATTGTCGTAACAAAATTGAGATTTGGGGAGGAATGACCATGTACATTGGAGAACCATTCAGCTGGAAGCCTGCCGCCTTTGAGGGCAGTACCGGCATTATGAGCGTTACCACGAAAGAGACGACTGCGCACGGGCGCGTCGTCTACATCAACGAGGCGCACCGCTACTTTACGGCGGAGGCGGATCTCAACGGGAAGAAGCTCAGAGAGAGCTTCATGTTTTAGGGAGGTGGAGTGATGGAACGACTGACGAAGCGTTTATCCAGTGGGGCTCCTACTTATAATTACCCTGCAAGTTGTTACTTTGGTGATGATTCTGGCCCAGACAGGATAGCGCAAAGTGCTTTTAGACAAAGATGTGTTGAACGGTTGGCCGATTACGAGGACACGGGGCGGACTCCGGAAGAAGTGACCGCGTTGGGAAACCTGTTTGATTACGCGCTGGAAGAATCGAAAACGCTGACAGAGCAGCTTGCATTGCTCAATCGCATCCGCGAGCTGGCCGAAGCCGACAAGAATGGCTGCGTAATAATCGTGCCGTGCAAGGTGGGCGACACGGTGTATTTTGCTTTGCTTGGAAAAATCATTGAGAAGCAGGTATTTAGCATCGTTGCATTTTCAAATTCCACAAGAATTTACTGTGGCGGAACCAGCGAATATTTCAGGCCAGAGGATATAGGGAAAACCTTCTTTCTTACCCGCGAGGAGGCTGAGAAAGCATTGGAGGCGATGAAGAATGAGTAAGGCTGTTATGCTGAGCATCCGCCCGAAGTGGGTGGAGAAGATCGCCAGCGGCGAAAAGACCATTGAGGTGCGCAAGACGCGGCCAAAGCTGGAAACGCCGTTTAAGTGCTACATCTATTGCACACGGTGCGGCGTTGTGCCGAGTGCTCAGAAAAAGCAGCACGGCAAGGTCATCGGGGAGTTTACCTGCGACGCAATTACCCGTGTGAACATCTGCGGATTTTGGGACGATAGCGGGAAGCAGCTCGACAATCGGCTCAAAGATACTTGTTTAACCTCAGAAGAGTTCAGAAACTACCTCGGCGAAAATGTCGGTTACGGCTGGCACATTACCGACCTGCGCATCTACGACGCGCCGAAGTGCCTGTTTGAGTTTTGGGCAGAACGGCTTTGCAATCGTGAGCCAAGCGTCTTCGGGTGCGGGGAATGTTGCGATTGCGATAAGCGCCCGCCGCAGAGCTGGTGCTATGTGGAGGAGATGAAGAATGGCTGAATACATTGAGCGAGAAGCGGCGATTGCGATAATTGAAGAAAAGCAAAAAGAACTCTGCCCTGTTGGCCGATATGGCAGAGGCTATGTGTATGGTTCAGACAGGGAGAAGTATGACGCTTGGGATGAGATTATTGATGCTTTAGAAAATATACCCGCCGCTGATGCTGTGCCGGTGGTGCACGCGCGGTGGGTCTCATTCTTGGACGGTGACCACATCATGCCGGAACGATATTACCGATGCTCACGTTGCGGCAGAGTAGAGAGTAGACGACAGCCGTATTGCCATTGCGGCGCGAAGATGGACGGAGGAGAAGAATAATGGCAAAGTATTTCAGAATTGCAGAGATTGACGCTACTACTTTTGAGCGCATGACTGGCGACGAGCTTGATTGCCTGCAAGTGGCACTGCTTGCGGATGATGGAAACGTGTATGTTGCTGTCGATGAAGATGGGCAAGATTGCATTGAGGTCGACATTGAAATGTTTGATGCGGACGGAGGTGAATGCGAATGATAGATAGCGTGATGAAGAACGTTGGCGCGGCGTTTATGCTTATCGGCGGCGTTGCGTTGGTGGCAATCGTTCTTGGATTGGCAGTCTATGCCGCCGGTTTGGCTTGGATAGCCGCAAGTAATAAGTGGAGGGATATTCTCCGAGCAGAGAGCCTGATCTACGAATACCGCATGAATAGAAAGGCATATATCGAGTGGAGGGGAAAAGCAAATAAGGCACAAGACAATGGAGGCACTCCATGCTGACGATCACGATTAAAGCCAACGTCCCCGCCGCCGACGCGCAGGGCATCAAGGAGCGAATCGCCATGGACAAAGTGACGCGTTCTGCCATTGAGAATAAACAACTATGGGACGAAAGAGTTAAGTTGGCGAATCGCGCCGCTGTTGAGTGCCAGCGCGCTAACTACGCAGAATCCCACCCGTGGCGCAACCTGCGGGCGTTGCTCAAAAGAAAGCTCAAAATGGCATAAGAAGAGGCGGGGCGAAAGCCCTGCTTCTCTTTTTGCCGTGAGGGAGAACCCCTTTCTTTTCTTTTATATTTCTTTTCTTTCGGGAGAGGGTGCTATATGCAGGATGTATCTATGTTGTGTGTATGTAACTATACAAGGGAGAGCGCAGAAAGGAAAGAGAAAGTTTCTGCGCCCGTGGTGAGAAATAAAAGATGGCGTGTTACCGTCGGAAATAGGAAGCTCGGTTCCCCGAGCGGGGGATAAGAATGCTGTGCGATAAGGCCGAGGACGGGGGGCTTGCAGCATAAAAAAGAAAGGCGGTGGCGGCATGGCAAAAGCAGGGTGTCATCCCAAATATGCGACGGTCGAAGAAATGCAGGCCGTCATTGACCAATACTTCGAGGATTGCAAGGGCGAGCCGATCATAGGGGACGATGGTATGCCAATCCTCGACAAATTCGGGCAGCCGTTTATCATTCATCAGCGCCCACCGACGGTGACGGGGCTCGCGCTTGCGCTGGGATTTACGAGCAGGCAGGCGCTGCTGAACTATCAGGCAAAGAAAGGATTCGTTGACACGGTTACGCGCGCGAAGTCTCGCATCGAGGCTTACGCAGAGGAACGGCTCTTCGATCGAGACGGTCAGCGTGGGGCGGAATTCAGCCTGCGATACAATTTCCGCTGGGTAAATGACGAGAAGAAGGACGACGGCGGAGAGAGCGTGTGCGGCGTGGCAGAGCTGCCCGCGGTAATGCCTGTTCCGCAGGACGCGGGAGGTGATGCGAATGGCGAAGCGTAGCGTGGTATGGAAGCCGCAGCCCAAGCAGGCGCTCTTTATGAGCCGCTGGGAGGACGAGGCACTATACGGCGGCGCAGCCGGTTAGGCGGGGGGAAATCCGATGCGTTGGTCATCGAGGCATTGCGTCAAGTAGATATCCCGTATTACAAGGCGATCATCCTGCGAAAGACCTTCCCGCAGCTTGCCGAGCTCATTGACAAGACGCTGAACTACTACCCGCGTATCTACCCGGGCGCGCGCTACAACGGCAGCAGCCACACGTGGACATTCCCAAGCGGGGCGAAAATCCTCTTCGGATCGATGCAGTACGCAAAGGACAAGATCAAGTATCAGGGACAGGCGTATGACTTTATCGCTTTCGACGAGCTGACCCACTTTACGTGGGAGGAATACAGCTACCTTTTTTCCCGCAACCGACCGAACGGGCCGGGGACGCGGGTATACATCCGCAGCACGGCAAACCCGGGCGGTGTGGGGCATGGATGGGTCAAGGAACGTTTCATCACAGCAGCGCCGCCGATGAGGACCATCCGCGAGGATGCCGTCGTGCGCTTTCCGGATGGGCACGAAGAGCATCGGCAGAAGAGCCGCATCTTTGTGCCGAGCACGGTATTCGACAATAAGATACTGCTCAAGAACGACGCCAGCTATTTGACGCGACTTGCGTCGATGCCGGAGGCGGAGAAGAATGCGCTGCTCTACGGTGACTGGGACACGTTCTCCGGGCAGGTGTTTACCGAGTGGCGCAATGACAGCGAACACTACCGCGACCGCATCCATACGCACGTCATCTCGCCGTTTCAGGTGCCGAAGGAGTGGCCGATCTGGTGCGCAATGGACTGGGGCTATTCAAGGCCGTTTGCCATCGGCTGGTTCGCGGTCGACCATGACAGGCGGCTCTACCACATCCGGGAATATTACGGCTGCACGGGCACACCGAACGAGGGCGTGAAGATGGAACCGACGGCAGTAGCCCGCGAGATGAAACGCATTGAGGCAGAAGACCCAAATCTCAAGGGGCGGCACATCTTCCGTGTGGGCGACCCCGCCATTTGGGGCACGCAGGGCACGGAGAGCATCGGCTCGCTCTTTGAGCGCGAGCGCGTCTACTTCGAGAAAGGGGATAACGCCCGCATCGACGGCAAGATGCAGCTGCACAACCGATTCGCGTTTGATGAGAACGGCGTGCCGATGCTGTATATCTTCGATACGTGCAAGAATTTCATCCGAACGGTTCCAAACCTCGTTTATGACGAAAAGGACGTTGAGGACGTGAACACCGAGCAGGAGGATCATATCTACGACATGACACGCTATGTGTGCATGGAGAATCCCATTGCGGCGCGGGTAAATAAGCCGCCGAAGCCGGTCTTGTACGACCCGCTGGACATCAATACGCCGAGCTACGACAAATATGCGTGGTTCCAACACAACTGACAGGAGGGGGAAGACATGGCAGGAACGAGAAAATTCCCGCAGACGCAGCAGCAGGCCGACGCGGCTGGCGCTGCTGCGATGTTGGATGCAAAGGCAGAAGCGCCGCTTGTAGGCGCATTCCGCGACAGCGACGCGGCGATGAGCAGCGGCGCAGCCATCGGCAGCAAGGAGATCGGTGATGCCGTAGAAACGCTGCAAAAGTACAAGCAGGGCAAGAGCAACTTCGAGAATCGCATCATCAGCGAGGAGCGCTGGTGGAAGCTTCGGCATTGGGAGGATATCCGACGCGGGGCGAAAGACGCGGGGGAATCGCCCGAGCCTGCGAGTGCATGGCTGTTCAATTCGATCATGAATAAGCACGCCGACGCGATGGACAACTACCCCGAGCCCGTATGCCTGCCTCGCGAGCAGAGCGACGAGGAAAGCGCGCAGACGCTCTCGTCTGTGCTGCCGGTCATCATGGAATACAACGAATTTGACAGCACATACAGCTTCGAGTGGTGGGAAAAGCTCAAACACGGTGTGGCGCTCTATGGGGTGTTTTGGGACAAGGAGAAAGACAACGGGCTCGGCGACATCGCTATCGAGGGCATTGACCCGCTGAATATCTTCTGGGAGCCGGGTATTGAGGACATCCAGAAGAGCCGCAACGTGTTTACGGTGGCGCTCGTCGACCGCGACATCATCGAGGACGAATACCCGCAGTTTGCGGATAAGCTCAGCGGCAGCAGCATTGAAACGGCAAAATACGAGTACGACGACACAGTGGACACGAGCAACAAGGTCGCCGTGATCGACTGGTATTACCGCAAGAAGGCCACAGACGGGAGGACGGTACTGCACTACGCGAAGTTTATCGACGAGGAGCATATCATCTACGCCAGCGAAAATGACCCAGAATATGCGGAGGGCGGCTTCTACGAAGACGGCGAATATCCGTTCGTGTTTGACGTGCTGTTCCCAGAAAAGGGCACACCTGCGGGATTCGGATATACGGCCATTGCAAAGGACCCGCAGCTCTACATCGACAAGCTGTGGGGCAACATCCTCGAAACTTCAATGATGGGCAGCAAGCGCCGGTACTTTGCGAGTGAAAGCCTGAACATCAACGAAGAAGAGTTCCTTGACTGGCGCAAGCCGATCATCCACGTGTCCGGCCAGATCGACGAGAGCAGGCTCCGCGAAGTAACGACGCGCCCGCTCGATTCCATCTACGCGAATATCGTGCAGATGAAGATCGACGAGATGAAGGAAACGAGCGCAAACCGCGACGTTTCCAACGGCGGCACGTCCTCCGGCGCGACAGCTGCTGCGGCGATCAGCGCATTGCAGGAAGCGGGCAACAAGGCGAGCCGCGATATGATTTCGGCGTGCTACCGCGCGCAGGCGAAGATCGTGAAGCTGTGCATTGAGCGCATGCGGCAGTTCTACGACGCAGCGCGTACTTTCCGCATCACGAATGAAATGCCCTACGAGTATGCGCAGATCGGCGTGAACGAGCTCGGCGATCAGGTGACTGGTGTGGATAGCCTCGGCAATGACCTGTTCCGCAGGCCGGTCTTTGACATCAAGATCAAGGCGCAGAAGAAGAATCCCTTCTCCCGTGCGGAACAGAACGAGCGGGCAAAAGAGCTGTATTCGCTGGGATTCTTCTCCCCAGACAGGGCACAGGAAAGCATGATTGCGCTCGACATGATGGACTTCGAAGGAATCGACAAGATCAAGAGCCAGGTCAACGAGGGCGCGACGCTCTACAACGTCGTGCAGCAGCAGAGCGATCAGCTGCAAAAGGCGCTCGCGGTTATCCAGCAGCTTACGGGACAGGACATGGGCATCGGAACGGCGGGCGGCACGCAGAGTGGCGGCTCGACACGTAAGAGCGGCAGCGGTGGAATTGAGAGCAAGAACGCTGACGCACAGAGCGCACAGACGCCGTACATGCAGAAGCTTGCCGAACAGTCTAAGCCGAACATGGACACGGGAAGCAGCGCGGCAATGCCGGGGGTGTAAGTGCATGACGATGGTTCACATCGAGCACGAAATTGGTCGATACATGATCCTGTGCGAAGGACATTCGGCGGACGAGAAATGCTGCAATTACATCACGGGTGTGATGTATGCCTTCGGCGGCTATGTGAAGAACATGGAAGCTGAGGGAGAGTGCGAGGTCTATGGCTTCGAGATAGACGATGGTGCGCCGCGCTTCCTCATCCACTGCGGCGGCGACGAGCGCATCGAGGCGGCATTCATCGCCGCGTGCATCGGGCTCAAGCAGCTGGAAGACACGAGGCCGGACGCGATCTGCGTGCACGTCAAAGAGAATTAAAAAATTTTTCTCGCCCGTGGTGAGACGGAGGAAGCCGCATGTTACGCTTTAGGCGTGCGAGTGGCTTCCTCCTATTCATACGCCCGCGAGGGAGGGTCGGCGTTTTTCTTCATCTTTTCGCCGCTCTCCCCTCCCCTGCGGATGATGGGAAGCGCTGCACGGCCTACACGGAGGGCCGAATATCCGCGATTTGACAAGCAGGAGGGATACCATGAACCTCAAAACTACGCTTCGCGTGATCCTGAGTCTCTTTGATGGCGGCGCTGCCGGTGCATCGGGCGGCGCTGAGGGAGGCGCGAGCGCACAGGGCGAGACCACGAATGCAAGCTCTTCTCCCACCCGGAAGGGCAAAACGGGCGAATACGCCAACGTCGTGTTCGGCAAGCAGGAGACACCTGACGATACGGGGACCTCTTCTGGCGAGCCGAAGGGCGAGGGCGCGAAGATGCAGCAGCACGACGCCGGGGCTGCGGAAAAAGGCAGGGAAGACCTGAAAAAGGAGTTCCTTGACCTCGTAAACGGCAAATACAAGGACGTCTATACCGCGGAGACGCAGCGCATCATCAACCGCAGATTCGGCGAAGAGAAGGCCAAAGACCAGAAGATCGCAGATTCGCAGCCCATTATCGACACACTGATGCGCCATTATGGCGTGTCGGACGGCGATATGAGTAAGCTGCGTGCGGCTTTTGAGGGCGATGCGGCGCTCAACAGCGTGCTCTACAATGCGGAAGCGGAGAGCATGGGCATGAGCGTGGAACAGTACCGCGAGTATGCGCGGATGCAGCAGGAAAACGAAGCGCTCAAACGCCAGGAAGAAGACAGGCAGCGCCAGCAGAAAGCCGACGAGACTTATAACGACTGGATCCGTCAGGCGAGCGAGCTGGTCGGCACGGCGGACGCACCGGGCGAGTACCCTGACTTCGACCTCAAGCGCGAAGTCGCGGAGAATCCGCGTTTCATTGCGATGCTGCGTGCTGGCGTTCCTGTAAAAGACGCTTACGAGGTATCCCATTTAGGCGACATTCAGGCTCGTAGCGCGGCGAAAGCTGCGGCGGAGATGGAAAAGCGCGTGATGGACAATGTCCGCGCGAAAGGAATGCGCCCGAACGAGAATGGAACCACTTCCCAGCCGGGGGTCATTGTCAAGAGTGACCCGAGCAAATTCACGAAGGCCGACCGCGCAGAGATCGCAAGGCGCGTTCGGCGCGGCGAGCGCATCGTATTCTGATGCCCGCCTAATTTACCGACTGTAAGAAGGGAGACAAAACTCTATGAAGAAGTTCAAAGACATTTTCATTCTGCCCGTTATTCTGAGCCTGTTTGAGGGCCAGACGAACGTGACGACCGATGCCGGTCTCTCGGGCGAGATGAAGACCTACTACTGCGACACCCTGATCGACAACGCCGAACCCGAGCTGGTGCATGACCGCTTCGCGCAGAAGCGCAACATCCCCAAGGGCAAGGGCAAGGAAATCGAGTTCCGTAAGTATGATCCGCTGCCCAAGGCCTTGACGCCCATCACCGAAGGCGTGACGCCCAAGGGACGTAAGCTGTCCATGACCACGCTGACCGCGCAGGTCGACCAGTACGGCGATTTCGTCGAGATTTCCGATATCCTCGACCTGACCGCCATCGACAACAACCTGCAGGAAGCGACGGTGCTGCTCGGCTCTCAGGCGGGCCGCACGCTCGACACCATCACCCGCGAGGTCATCAACGGCGGCTCCAACGTCCAGTACGGCGAAGGTCAGGTGACGGGCCGTCATCTGCTCGTTGGCGGCGAGGCCGCGGGCAACCACTATTTCACGGTGCGCGCCGTCCGCAAGGCGGTTCGCTTCCTGAAAACCATGAACGCCCCGCGCTATGAGGGTTCTTACTGGGCCATCATTCACCCTGACTGTTCCTACGACATTCAGGATGACCCTGATTGGAAGCGCCCGCACGAGTACAAGGACACCAGCAACATCTACGACGACGAGATCGGCAAGATCGCGGGCGTCCGCTTCATCGAGACGACCGAAGCGAAGGTGTTCCACGCGGATGACCTGACTGAGGGCGCACGCGACCTGACCGTCAAGAGCGCATCCAGCAAGGTCTTGACCGTAAACGAGGCCATCACTACTGCTGACGCCGCAAAGTTGGCTGGCCGTGAGGTCGTCATCGGTGGTGCACTTCTTGAGATCGAGAGTGCCACGGCCACGGGTGCTGGCAGCGCGACGATCACGTTGAAAGAAGCGCCTGCTGCCCCCCCGACGGCGTCGACCACCATCTATCCGGGCGAAGCCGGTGCGAAGGGCCGCAACGTCTACTCCACCCTCATCATGGGCGCGGAGGCTTACGGTACGACCGAGCTGACCGGTGGTGGCCTTGAGCACATCGTCAAGCCGCTCGGCTCTGCCGGTACGGCTGACCCGCTGAACCAGCGTGCAACCGTCGGCTGGAAGGCGACCAAGGTCGCCGAACGTCTGGTTGAGGCGTATATGATTCGCGTGGAGACCACTTCTACGTTTGACGAGACCCCGCTGACCTAACCACCAAGGGGGCGGCTGTGAACGCCGCCCCCGCCACTGAAACGGAGGAAAGACCGATGAGCGAAGCAAAGAACGCCGTTGCGGCTGTGAACGCCGCCCCCGCGGGCGAGGAGTACGTCAGCGTCCGCCTGTTCAAGGACAGCGGCAAGTACAAGGATGACCTGCTGGTGTGCGTGAACGGCGAAAGCTGCCTGATTCAGCGCGGCGTGACCGTACAGGTCAAGAGAAAGTTCCTGTGGGCCATCCAGAACCAGATGAGACAGGATGCCTCGACCGCAAATCTCATCCAGACGATGAGCAGCGACTACGTTGAGAGCGCGAAGGCCCACAACGCGTAAGTGAATACGACCGCGAGACACGAAAAATGAGTTGCGACACGGCGCAGCAAGGGACGAAAAAGTCGCTCTTGCTGCGCCGTTTTCCATAAGAGAGGTGACAACATGGTTATTGAAAATGCTTACGCGCTCGAAGAGATCAAGCTCGGGCGCAGGGGCGAGAATCAGGCGCGCAAGGTCGTCTTTGACGTGCTGGGAAAGTGGCGCGAGGGCTATGGCGAGGGCGTGGCGAGCCTGATTGTGCAGCGAAACGGCGATGCGCAGCCGTATCCCGTGACGGTGACAGAAGAAGACGGCGCGCTCGTGTGGCTGGTATCGAGTGTTGATACGGCGGTGGCCGGTGAGGGCGCGGCAGAGCTGCGCTATACCGTTGGCGATACCATTGTGAAGAGCCAGATATATAAAACACGCGTGCGCGAAACGCTGGAAAACAGCGGAGAGGCACCGCCTCCGGCCTATCAAAGCTGGGTCGATGAAGTTTTGCGGGCGGCGGCGGATGCGGAGACGGCGGTTTCCAAGATGCCATACGTCGACGAGACCACGGGCAACTGGTTCAAGTGGGACGCCACGGCGGGCGCTTTTGCCGACACGGGTGTTGCCGCGACCGGTCCGCAGGGCGAAGTCGGCCCCAAGGGCGACACCGGCGCACAGGGACCAAAGGGCGACACAGGCTCGACCGGCCCCAAGGGCGACACGGGCGCAACCGGCGCACAGGGTCCAAAAGGCGAGACCGGCGCAACCGGCGCGACCGGTCCGCAGGGCCCCAAAGGTGAAACCGGCGCGCGCGGCCCGCAGGGAGAGCAGGGCATTCAAGGCGAGATTGGCCCCGCTGGCCCGCAGGGCACAAAGGGCGACAAGGGCGATGCCTTTACCTATTCCGACTTCACGGCGGCACAGCTTGCCGCGCTGAAAGGCGACAAGGGCGATACCGGCCCCCAAGGAGAGAAAGGTGACATCGGCGCGACCGGACCGACCGGCCCCGAAGGTCCGCGCGGCCCGAAGGGCGAACAAGGCCAGCAGGGGCAGACCGGCCCGCAAGGAGAGACGGGGCCAGCAGGCCCCAAAGGGGACACCGGCAAAGGCTTCAAGGTGCTGGGCTATTACGGCACGAAGGCTGCGCTGGACGCCGCGCAGAAAGCGACCGCAGCGGCGGGCGATGCCTACGGCGTGGGCACGGCGGAGCCCTACGACATCTACATTTTCGACGGTATTACCGGCGAGTTCATCAACAACGGCCCCTTGCAGGGCGCGAAAGGTGACACGGGGCCCGAGGGTCCGCAGGGCCCGAAAGGCGATCCCGGCGAGACTGGTCCTCAAGGCCCTGCCGGGGCGGATGGAGCCCCCGGCAAGGACGGCGCAAAGGGCGCGGACGGCCTGCCTGGGAAAGACGGCGCAGACGGTGCGCCGGGTAAGGACGGGACAAACGGACGTGACGGCGTGACGTTCACGCCGAGCATGAGCGACGACGGCGACCTGTCGTGGACGAACGACGGCGGCAAGGCGAATCCGCAGACCGTGAACCTCAAGGGCCCGAAGGGCGACACGGGCGCACGGGGGCCTGCCGGCACTGACGGCGCGAAGGGAGATACCGGACCAGAGGGGCCAAGGGGTCCGCAGGGTGAACAGGGCCCGCAGGGCAAGACTGGTCCGCAAGGTGAAACCGGCCCGCAAGGCCTGACGGGCCCGCAGGGCCCTGCCGGTGCGGACGGCGCGAAAGGTGCGACCTTTACCCCTGCTGTGTCCGCGGCGGGAGACCTGAGTTGGACGAACGACGGCGGGCTTGCGAATCCCGCGACGGTCAACATCAAAGGCCCCAAGGGAGACCAGGGCGAGCGGGGCGAGAAAGGCGATACCGGTGCGACCGGCCCGCAGGGCCCCGCAGGCCCCGTGAACGTGCCCTCCACCACCTCTCTCATCAAGGGCAACGGCTCGGGCGGGCTGGTGGCGGCAACGCGCGGCAGCGACTATATCGCAAGCGGCAACATCACCAAGCAGACGCTGGTTGCATCGGAGACCACGCCCACCGAGAACTACGCTATCAACTGGTACTTTCAATAAGGAGGCGCTGAGATGGCAAGTGCAAAACTCGGCACCAAAGCCGTCGGCAGTATCGTCAAACTGAACGTCAACGGTGCAGCGAAAGAGTTTATCGTCGTCCATCAGGGCAAACCGAGTTCTCTGTACGACGAATCCTGCGACGGCACTTGGTTGCTGATGAAGGACATCTTCGAGGCCACACGATGGCACAGCTCGGATGTGAACAATCTGGAGAACAGCACCATCCACAGCATACTGAACAGCACGCTCTTGAACGCGTTTGAGAGCAACATCAGGGACGCAATCAAGCAGGTGAAGATTCCGTATCGCAAGAACGGCGGTTCCAGTGGCTCGGATCAGAGTGGTGCTAACGGCTTGCTCTGCAAGATTTTCCTGCTGTCCGGCTACGAGATTGGCTTCACGACCAGCGATAACCCCTACTTCCCGCAAGATGGTGCGAAGCTGTCCTACTTTGAATCTGGAACCGACACGTCCGCCAACAACAAGCGTATTGCGAAACTGAACGGCTCGGCCGACTACTGGGGGCTCCGTTCACCGTTCACCTACAGCACCAGCTTGGTGTGGCTCGTCAACTACGACGGCGTCGGCGAGACCAGCAAAGCATCCAACTCAACTGGCATCCGCCCCGCGCTCATTCTTCCGCCCGACATGGAAGTCGACAGCTCCGGCAATGTCACGCCACCCCCTCCCGCTACACACAAGACCCTCGTCAATGGCACAGCCTATGAAATTAAGGGTGGGAAGTGCCTCGTCAACGGCACGGTGTACAATATCCTCAAGGGCAGGACGCTCATCGGCGGGACAGGGTATGATATCAACTTTGAGCCGGATGTGAGCTTGACGTGGTACTTCAACGAAACCATTGATATAACGTCGCAGCCAGACAACTTCTGGGGGTATAGTAGCGGGATTGCTGTCAGCTTTGTGTCTGGCTATTATGGCTTTACCTACGACCATCTTATCCGAGACTACGACGACACTTACGGTGTAAGAACTTTAATCTACTATAGAAAGATTACCGAGACCAGGGAACTCGCCTACCGAAACGGCTGGCGGGGGGAGGTATACCGCACCATTACTTTCGACGAAGCCCCCTCGGGCGATCTTCTGGCGTGGCTGCAAGAGAACGCCACGCCGCAATAGAAAGGAGCACACATGAGTATCCACATCAAAGTCAACAACACGGAATACCCCGCTACGGTCAACGGCAACCTTGTTGACCGCAACTGGAACGGCCGTGATACCAAAACCATCTATCTGACCATGTCCTACGACGCCGTAGCGGCGCTGCTGCCCGACAACACACCGTGGAGCATCGTGCAGCGCGAGACGGTGGACGTGCTGGACGAGCAGGGCCAACCCACGGGCGAGACCAAAGAGGTCGTCAATGAGTACGACAACAGCGAGTACAGCTTGTCCGGTGACCTCACTGACCACCGCGACGGCACGGTCAGCATTAAGATGGGCAAGCCCACGGAATCCGAGCTTTCGGCGGCGACCGTCACGGCGCTGGTCGGCCAGAGCATCACGCCGCAGCGCGCGGCAAGGCTGCGACCGGTCATCGAGGCGGCGGCAACGAGCCTGCCGGACAGCGACGCGGCAACGGCGATCGAGCTGTTCCCGAAGTGGGAGTACCCGCACGACTACGTTGTCGGCGACCGTGTGAACGACATCAGCACGAACAAGCTCTACAAATGCGTGCAGGCGCATACGTCTCAAGCACTTTGGGAGCCTGCCGCAACGCCCGCGCTCTGGGTCAGGATCGACGTTACCCACGCGGGCACGCAGGATGACCCGATTCCGGCCGCTCGTGGTATGGAATACACCTATGGGCTTTATTACAAAGACCCCGAGGACACTAAGCTGTACCTGTGCGAGCGTATTGGCGAGGCCGCCGGCGGGAAGATCGTCTTGCAGTATTTGCCGCACGAGCTCGTGGGGCAGTATTTCACGGAGGTCTAATGTATGAAAATGCTGAAAGCTATCCGTGACGCGGATGCGCTGCGGCCTAACAAATTGAGCACGCCGCGCAAGGCGGAAATTCTCATGGTACTTGAGCACCGAATCGCCGAGATGATGGGGGAGGAAGCCCCCGTTCTCAAGGTGAGCGTGGAGGATGACACCGCGAGCGTTGAGGATATGGAATTGCTACTGCCGGACGGGCATAACGAGTGTTACCACCTGTATCTGGCAGCGCAGCTCGACGCCTACAATCAGGACAGCGCGCTCTATGCCAACGACCACGCCATTGCCAACGAGGCGGTGGCCGATGCTATGGCATGGTGGCGGCGCGAGAACAGAAAAGAGAGCAAGGGCAACTGGAAGGTGTGATGACAAGTGCCGACAACATTTCAGCTGGTGGAGACGACCTTTCCGAACGGCGAAGGCAAAGACACGCAGGAGCAGATCAACGGGGTCTATGACTACCTTTTTGTGCTTCTGGAACAGCTTCGGTATACGCTCTTCAATCTGGACGGGAGCAACATCAACCAGAATGCATTGAGCGAGTTTATCAAGAATATTTCCGAGCCGATCTACGCCAAGATCGAGGATACGGACAAGAATGTAAATGAAATTTCCATTACAGCGAAAGGATTAGATGCTCGACTTAGCGACGCCGAGGGGAACATCACGCAGCTGCAAGCGACGGCGACGGGGTTGCAGGCGAGCATTTCGAACCTGAACGGCAGCGTGACAAACCTGACGGCGGACGTGAACGGCATCCGCGCGACGGTGAGCACCAAAATCGACGCGACGCAAGCGCAGAGCATCTTTGACCAGAGCGCGACCGGCTTCACGCTGGGCGCGACGAGCGGCGAGAACGGCACGACCTTCAAGCTCAATTACAACGGCGTGCAGGTAGCGAGCACGGGCAGCATTGATCTGTGCGTGGATGCGGTGAACATCTATGGCACGCTGACAGCGGGCGCGCTGCGCGGCGGAAGAGTGAGCCTGCTGGCCGGAGATACCCCTGTCGGCAGCATGGATCTTGCCTACACGGGCACGGGGCAGGTCGGCGTCGGTCTGACGGCGACCTATGGTGGCATGAAGATGCACGCAGCGGGAAATATCTTTCTTGAATCCGAGCTGGGGCCGTTTGCATTGATCGGAAAAGACAATGCCAGCGACTACCCTGTCGTCTCGCTCGGCGGCGGCTATCTGGTGCTGAGCGGCAATTATATGTTCGGCGCGTCACCGCCGAGCCGCGCGCCGTATGGTACGGTGTTTTTCCTTGAGGAGTGAGAGATGGCGAGCTTTTATTGTACGCTGTCACCGGTCGACGGAGACGGGACACAGCTTAGCGTCTACGCACGGTTTACTGGCGGCGCGTCGGATTACACGTATAAGCGCTCAATCGACATCCGCATCACGGGCGTCGGGACATTCTCGTTCGATTCGAGCGAGGTCGGCGGTGGTACGAGCACCTTTGTCGGCACGATCACAGGGCTCACACCGGGCACGACATACGAGTGGATATGCAACATGTACTACTGGGGCGGATCGTGGATCGTCTCAGATTACAGCGATTCCGGCACAGCCACGACATACAGCGGCGGCGGCAGCGGAGGCAGTGCGAAGGCGGTCATCAACGTCGGGACGTATGCCTATCCGAACTGGAAGAGATACCGCGCGATCGTCAACATTGGGACGTATTACAACACAAATTGGCTATCGGTTCGACCGGTCAACAATTACGGGAGCTATTCGCAACCCGATTGGAGGTAAAGAGCATGAATGAAAAGATCAAGCAGGAAGCGGCGCACGCGATGCGCCTGATCGGCATTTTGAACGTCAACGGCGACGCGGTGGACGTGGTGGCGGCGGTGCGGCAGTCGCTTCGCAATATCGCAATGATCTGCGACGGCACGGAAGCGCCAGAGAAGAAAGAAAGCGAGGGCCCGGATGAGACTGCCTGAGATCACGGCATATACGAACCGGCGCGTGCAGCAAGAGAAATTCGGAGGCATCAACCACACGTTCGGTGCGGCGGGCGGCGAGCTCTACGACATGAAGAACCTGTCGGCGCGATACTTCCCGCTTCTTTCCCCCCGTGCGAGGCGCTATACCGTCCGCAAGGATATGGGGACTGCAAACGGCATTTTCAGTGCAGGAAAGCTCTACGAGGTATACGGAACGAAGCTCTACGTCAACGGCGAGGAGAAGTTGACGGTCGCAGACAGCGAAAAGACTTTCTGTGCACTGGGCGAGCGCGTGCTCATCTTCCCCGACAAGATCGTGTGTGAAAAGGACGGCACGATCAAGCCGATGGAGGCGAGCTACGCCGCGGCGGGGCTGAAATTCGGGAATGGCACGTATGCTGACGAAAAGGCGGCGGCAAACAGCATCACGACGACCGGCGCGGCGTTCCCGTTCAACGTGGGCGACGCCGTGACGATCTCGGGCTGCACAAAGGAGACCTACAACAACCGCACACCCATCATCCGGGAGATCAGCGAGGACAAAAAGACGCTGCGCTTTTATGAAAACACCTTCCGCCTGCCCGACGGGCAGGAAAGCATCACGGAGCCTGGAACAGTCACGCTCAATCGCAGCGTGCCCGACATGGATTTTGTCTGCACGAACGAGAACCGCGTGTGGGGATGCAAGGGCGACAGCATCTTTGCTTCAAAGCTCGGCGACCCGTACAACTGGAACGTGTTTGACGGGCTCTCCACGGATGCGTTCAGCGTGGAGAGCGGCACGGCAGGAGCGTTCACGGCGTGCGTGAGCTATCTTGGCTACCCGTGCTTTTTCAAAGAAGACAAAATATTCAAGATGTACGGCACGGTTCCGACAAACTTCCAACTCATGTCAAGCGCGGTGCTCGGTGTGATGAAGGGCAGCCACAAGAGCCTTGCTGTGGCGGGTGAAACGCTCTATTACCTCTCGATGGTCGGTATCATGGCGTACAGCGGCGGCATGCCGCGTTGCATTTCCCGCACGCTGGGCGACGATGTGCGCCTCTCTGACGCGGTGGGAGGGAGCGACGGCCTCAACTACTACGTGAGTCTGAAAGAGGATGGCAAGGCGGCGTTGTACTGCTACAGCAGCGAGAACGGCGTGTGGCATAAGGAAGATGCGCTTGCCGTGGTGCAAATGGCCTATTCGGGCGGTATCATGGCCTTAGTAGACGGCGGGTGCGTGCTGCTGGGGAATCCGGCAGATATCCCGACCGGCGCAACACGCGAGGGCGCCGTCAACAGCGAGGCGGAGTTTGCCGACTACGACGGCGGCTCGTTTGACGCGAAGCACGTGCAGCGTGTGCGGGCGCGACTGGAATGCGAGAAGGGCTCAACGATCGTGTTCCTTGTCAAGTTCGACGGCGGCGCGTGGGAAGAGGTCGACCGCTGCGGGGCACAGGAGAAAGACGTTTTCACGCTCAACTGCCCGATCCGCCGCTGCGACCACTTTAGATTAAAAATCAAAGCCACAGGAGAATACCGGCTCTATGCGCTCGAGTACGAATACGTGACGGGCGGCAGAAAGTGAGGGGACAATGGCAGATAATTTCAAACACAAGAATACAGACCTGACGCTCATCAACGATTCGGGCGACCTTGATCTCATCCGGCAGTATACCGAAGCCTACAACAAGGCATATGCCGAGGGAGACAAGGCGGGACAGCAGGCGGCGCACGACGCGGCGGAGAAAATTCGTGCGAAGTACGACTATTCCGGCGGCGTGGACGGCAGCGAGTACATCAAACTCGGCACGGGCGCGAGCCCTGCAAAGGCTGACACGAGCTGGCTCGATAAGCTGGGCGACGGCAACTACAACTATGACCAGAGCGGACAGATCAGCGCAAAGCTCGACGCACTGCTGAACCGCACGCCGTTTTCCTATGATGCAGCGAGCGACCCGCTCTATCAGCAGTATCGCAAGCAGTACACGCGCGAGGCAGACCGCAGCGCTGAGGATGTGCTCGGCAAGGCGGCAGTGATGACGGGCGGGATGCCGTCCACGGCGGCGGTGGCAGCGAGCCAACAGGCGAGCGACTACCAGATGAGCCAGATGACGGACAAGATTCCCGAATTACAGCAGCTTGCCTATAGCATGTATCAGGACGGCTTGAATGCTGACCGCGCCGACCTGAATACGCTCATCGGCCTTGAGGACAACAACTACAACCGCTGGCTGGCTGACCGCAACTATCTTTACCAGCTTGCGCGCGATCAGGTGGGCGACCAGCAGGCGGCGGATGCGCTGGCGTATCAGAAGCAGCAGGACAAGCTGAACTACGACTACCAGAAGGAACGCGACGCCATCGAGGACGCACGCTATAATGCGGAATGGCAGTATAAATTGCAGCAGGCCGCGCAGGAAGCGGCGGGGAAGGCAAGCGGCGGTGGCTCTCGCCGGACTTCCGGTGGCAGGACACGTAGCGGAGCTACCGGCGGATCGATGGACTATGAAGGCCTGTTTGCTGCGGCGCAGGCAAGCGGGAACCCCAAGAGCTGGCTTGCGCAGAAGGCTAACTACCAGAAGTACGGCTTTACATCTTCGAGCGGGCTCTATTCCGACTATGAAAACTGGCTGGAAGGTCAGAACGGTGGAAATGACGGGGGAGGGCTCAGCAGTAGCGCTTCGAGAATATTATCGAGCTTAGAGAAGATGAAGACGCAGACCGGTAGCAATACAGGCATTGCAAACACGATTGCGGTGTATGCAGATCAAGGCAAGTTGACGGATGCGGAGGCGCGATATCTGTTCAGCCACTTTGGCTATGACCCGGACGAATGGCTTGAATAAGCGGAGGTAAATTATGCCGATCAAAAAGGAAAAGCTGGATTCTATCAAGGGATATCGTGAGTATCAGAAAAGAAGTGGGGCGGCTGCTGCGGTCAGCAGCCCCGCTCCCGCTTCCTACGCACCCGCGCAAAAGCCTGCGAGAGTAAAGCAAGACAAGCGGGAGCAGATTTACACTTATTATCGGCCTGTTTCTACGCCAAAGATAACGGAACAGGAGAAGAAGGCAACGTCCCCGATGTTCCGCCAGCAGCCGACCGTGCAGCAGAATGTCGTGATGCCGAAGAACCAGAATGCGCTTGCGCAGGGCCTCGGCAAGGGCGCTTTGCAGCAGCAAGAGGTGAAGAACTACCAGAGCGAAAAAGCCTTCAATCAGCATGTGAAGGACGTGAAGCCGCAGACGGTCACGCAGCGCGTCGGGAACGCGGCAAAGGGCGCGGTAAAGACCTACGGCTCGGGATTTGTCAACGCTGTGGGCATGAAGCAGGTCGGCGTCGGATTGCAGCAGCGCGAGGAAGCCGAGAAAGAAATTGCGCTGTGGGATCAGGATATCAAGGCGCAGCGCGACGTGCTGGCAGACCCGAGCAGCACGGCATCTGAGCGCGACACAGCGCGCAACGTCATCACGGCGCTGGAAGCAAAAAAAGCCGCATACCTGCAGGCATACGGCGAGGGCGGCGAGGTGGAGCGCACGGCGGGCAACATCTACAAGGCCGCCGACCGACTCGCCGACAGCGGTGCAAAGGACATCAGCAAGGCAAAGCGCGATCTTGGCGGCGCGGGGCGGCTTGCAGTCGACGTCGGCGTTGCGGGCGCTCAGATGGGCATGGACGCGGCTCTTGGCCTTCTGACGGGCGGCAGCGCACTCCCTGCGATGTTTGCCCGCAGCACGGGCGGAAGCGCACAGGAAGCGCGCAGACAGGGTGCAACGCACGAGCAGCAGGTCAACTATGGCTTTGCCAGCGGTGCGCTCAGCGTGGCAACCGAGAAGATCGGCAACGCGGCTGGCCCGTTCCGCAAGATGTTTGGCAAGGGCTTCTTAGATGACGTCATCGAGCGCACGATGTCGGGGCTCAATAACAGCGCGGCGGGCAAGATCGCGCTGTCGTTCCTTGAAGAGGGCGGCGAGGAGGCCATCGAAGACCTCATTCAGCCTGCCTTGCAGATGATCTATAACGGCAAGACGCTCGGCGGGAGCTATAGCGAGCTGGAAGCATCGGAAATTCTGAACGACTTCCTCGTCGGCGGCATCCTCGGTGGGCTCGGCGGTGGCGTGGAGGCCATCGGCAACCGCGGTGGGCGCTATTACGACAGCCGCACCGCGCTGCCGAACGTGCAGACGGAGACGCGCAGCGACGCGGAAATCGTGAACGGCATTGCCGACCAGCTCTTCGCCCGCTACGACAGCATGATCGGTGAGAGCGGGCGCAAGGCGATTCGCGGCTCGTATCAGGAGGGCAAGGACACGGCGGAGCACGTGAAGGACTTTATCCCTGCCTACAATGCGGGCGTGGAGGGAAAGGCGAACCCGAACCCGACGAATGAGACGGCCTATGCAGGCTATGCCGCAGGGCAGAACGACGCGAAGGCCGAGGCGCGCAAGAAGACCTTTGCGCAGGAGAGCGACGGAGGCAGCGGCCTTGTCTATGATGACTACGTTTCACGTGAAATGGACAGTGCGACGGCAGACGAGATCAACACCGTTGCAAAGGCGCTCGGCGTGCGGGTGCGCATGGCTGACGCGGTGCGTGGCGGCACGGCAAACGGCGTTATCGAGGGGAACGAAATCCGCATTGCAAAGGACGCGCAGGACCCCGTGATGCAGGTCGTCGGCCATGAGTGGACACACCGTGTGCAGGAGCTTGCGCCCGAGCAGTACACAGCGTTCCGCGATGCCATTATGGAAGACCCCGACGTTGCCGAGGCGGCGAACATTCTGCATGAGCAGTATAACCGCATGGGCGTTGAGATCAGCGTGGATGAAGCGCTGGACGAGGCTGCAGCGAACTACGCGGGCGAGATGATCGCCAACACGGACGTGCTGAACGAGTTTATCCGCAGGCACAGCGAAGACCGCACGCTGCTTGAAAAGCTGCGTGACGCCATCCGCGAGATCGTGGGCAAGCTGACCGGCAAGGCGAAACAGCAGGCACAGACAGCGGAGGGGCTTTTGCAACAGGCATTTGAGGCGGCGGCGCAGAACAGCAAAAATGCCGCCACAGAGGGCGGCGTGCGCTTTGACTTAAAGGGTAAGAACAAGGACGGCGTCGAGGTCTACGAAACCGGCGAGGATGTCAAGAAAATGTCCTACAAAGAGCGCATGGAAGCCTTTATGGATATCATGCGCAACGAATACGCGGGGCGCACGGCCAAGTTCAGCGACGGCATCAACACCTACTACGCGAAGTTTGATGAAGCAGACCTTCGCAAGAATGTGTACGGCGATAAAAAATCCTCTCAAAAGGGATGGAAGGCGAAAATCAATACCGGAGCGGATGGCAGCATCTTTGAGCTTGTAGAAAACGCGACCTACAACGGAGGTAAAGCCGAGCAGGGGAAGAAAACGCAGGCACATCAAAATCTGACCGGCTGGGAGTATTTCGTCAAAACCGTGCAGATCGATGGACAGGTGTATGACCTGCTGGCAAATGTAAGAAAAAAGCCGGACGGAGAATTTGTCTACTCCATCCAGCTTAATGAAAATAAAGCATCGGCACCGCCCCTTCAGTACCGAAATGGTACAGCTAAAGCGAATAATCGCCCTGTTGGGGTGTCCACCAATGCTTCTGAAAGCAGTGTACCCCAAAACGGAGAGAATGTCAAGAAGCGTTATTCACTGAAAGAGTACACCGATGAAGAGAAGAAGCAGCACCGCAAGGACGCGGACGAGTATTTCGGGCATACCTACAAGTGGTCGGAGACCGGATACATCCTGACGAACGGCAAGAAACTTGACTTCTCCGGCAGGCACGAAGGAGGCCCCGGCGGATATCGCACGGTCGACCACCGTGACATCCGCGACGCGCTGGGCGATGACTACGGCGGCAGCGATTACAGCGGCAGCATGGTTCAGTTTATGAGCGAGGGCAATATCCGTATTTCGCCGGAAAGTGGCGGAATTAACCTCTCTGTTATGCCGACAAAGAATCAGCTCGATTCTCTTTCTGATTTTATCAGCCATAATCGCGGTGAGGTCATTCTTGACCTTGATACGCCTGACGGGCAGACGGTATCGAGCACGGAATACCCGCGCGGCACACACGCGAACAAGGTACTTGCGGACATCAAGGCCTATTTTGAGGACGGCACGACGCCGCAGGTATCGAGCCTTGCACAGTTCCTATCCCTCAAGGGCACTGAGAACGCGCAGGAGATCGCGGCGCTCAAGCGTGAGAATGAGACCTTGCGCCAGCGCGTGGACTACTGGAAGGGGCAGACGCGCCGCAGCGACGGCGTTCGCACCGACAGCAAGAGCGTGGAAAAGGCGGCGAAGGAGCTGACGCGCCGCTACGGGGCGGAGATCGAGGGCAGCGAGATCGAGGGCGACCTTGCAAGCCTGTATGACTACATTGCACGCGGCGGTGACGAGACCGGCGAGCTGACCTACACCGAGGCGAGAAGCCGCGCGGACGCCATCGCCCAGCGCATCGCAGAGAGCGCCATCGCAAAGGATGACGAGGTATACCGCGAGTATAGCGAGCTGCGCAAGTACCTGAAAGATACGAAGATCACGCTCTCCGCCGAGGACGCGGCGGCAATCACAGATTCTGCCGACTTCCGACGCAGCCTCTTTGGCAAGGTGAACCTCGGCAAGGGCGAGCATACGAACGTCGATCAGGTCTATTCTGAGCTGGCGGAAAGCTACCCTGAGTTTTTCAGCGAGACGCGCGAGAACAACGTGAGCGACCAGATTAGCCGCATCGCCGAGGTGGCGAACGAGCTGTACAGCGTCAGCGAGTATAACCCGTTTGAGGGCTATATGGGTCAGGCGGTCAGCGCCATTTCGAATGACATTATAGATCGATTCTTTGACCTGCCGCAGGCAAAGAAAACCTTTGCCGACGTGCAGGCAGAAAAGCTGGACGCGGCGAAAGCGGCAGGGCGCAAGGCCGCGGCGGACGCGAAACTCGCAGGCCAGATGGCCCAGGGACGCACGGACGCCGTAAAGTTGCGCCACACGCAGGAAGCCTTGCAGAAAGCTCGCACACAGCAGGCGGAAAAGCTGGATGCGCTGAAAGGCCGTTACCGTGAGAAGGACGCAACGCGCCGCGAGGGGCAGAAGCGCCGCGAGCTGCGCGCGAAGATCACGCGGCACGCAAAAGACCTGTCGAAGAAGCTGCTGCGCCCGACGGACACGAAGCACATCCCCGAGAATATGCGCTCGGCGGTGGCGACAGTGCTGAACAGCATCAATCAGGAAAGCGCCTACACCGTGGACGAAAGCGGCAAGCATGTCTATGACGGCAGCGGCACGCCGACGCAGCGCACGCAGGCATTCGAAGCACTCCGAGATCAGTATCAAGATATTCTTTCAGGGCGAGAGAAAGACGGCGACGACCTGGTCATTGACCCGTCGCTGCTGGGCACGGACGGCAAGGATGGCCTGCTTGGACAGGTTATCGGCATGAAGGACAAGCGGCTCTCTGAGCTGACGCGCGAAGAGCTTGGGACGATGTGGAAGACCATTCGCGCGGTGGAGAAATCCGTCTCGACGGCGGGCAAGGTGCTCTCCAAGAGCAAATTCGAGACCACAAAGCAGATGGCGGATGCCTTCAAGACCGACGTGAGCACGCGGCGGAAGAAGCTCGGCGGCAATACGACGATCAGCTTAGAGACGCCGTACACGTTCTTTGCCCACTACGGCGAGACGGGCAAGAGCATCTACCGGATGCTGCGCAATGCACAGGATTCTCAGGAGATCATGGCACGTGACATTGCCGAGAAGACGCGGAAGGTGCTTGGCGACGAGCTGGGCGAGGCGGGCTTCAAGGATATTGCTGGGAAGGCTATCCACGGCGACCTGAAAGGCGCGCTACGCGACGCGCGCGGCAGTGCCATCGGCAAGTGGGAGGCGGAGACGCACGACATCACCGTCGCAAACGGCGGTAAGCTGACACTGACGACGCCGCAGATCATGGAACTGTACCTTCTGAGCAAGCGCAAGCAGGCGCTTGGGCATCTGCTCGGCGGCGGCGTCATCCAGCCGGAGATCAAGAGCGCGGAGACCGGCAGGACGAAAGTGCCACGCGGCACGCAGCAGGTCTTTTTGACTGATGGCGATATCGAGCGCATCACGGGCAAGCTGACGGACGAGCAGAAGCGCGTGGCGGACGGCTTGCAGGAATTGACGGCGACTACGCTTGCCAAGTACGGCAACGACGCGAGCATGCAGGCCTACGGCTACCGCAAATTCACCGAGAAAAACTACTGGCCCATCAAGTCAGCAAAGGAAGCACTGCACAGCAACCTCGAGAAGGACAGTGGCAATGTGCGCTCCATCAAGAATATCGGCATGGCACAGCAGGTGACACCGAACGCGAACAACGCCGTGGAGCTGCGCAGCGTGTTTGATACGTTCGCCGACCATGCATCCGACATGATCGACTACGCAGCATGGCTCGCACCGATGGAGGATGCAAACCGTTTCTTCAACTTCCAGTACCGCAATGACGCGGGCAATAAGACCGGCGTGAGCGTCAAGGGCCTGCTCGACGAAAAGGGCGGCAAGGGCGCGCAGCAGTACTGGCAAAAACTGATGGGCGACATTCAGAACGGCATCGTTGTCAAGGACTTTGAACCGGGCACGGACAAGATGGGAAAGTTTGTCGGCAAATTCAAGGGCGCGTCTGTCGGCGCGAACATCCGTGTCGTCATCCAGCAGCCGACGGCGTTCTTCCGCGCGGCGGCGGTTCTCGATCCGAAGGACATGGCAAAGGGCATGACCGGCGGCGTGACGAAGGGGAGCGGCTGGGAGAAAGCACTTGAGCATTCCCCTATCGCAATGCGCAAGGACGTCGGCAGCTTTGATATCTCGTCACCGTACACGCTGAAAGACCGCTTCTACGGTAAAGAGGGCGTGACGAACAAACTGAACGACCTCGCTGGCGCTGCTGCGGGCAAGGCGGACGCCGCAACGTGGGGGAAGCTGTGGAACGCCTGCGAGTGGCAGGTGAAGCGTGAAAAGCCAGACGTCCGCGCGGGCAGCAACGAATTTTACAGCGCGGTCAACGATGTGTTCTCCGATATGATCGATCAGACGCAGGTCGTCGACGGAATCTTGCAGCGCAGCAACATCATGCGTGGCAAGAGCACCCTCTCGCAGCAGGCGACAGCCTTTATGGGCGAGCCCATCATGAGCCTGAACGTGCTGCTTCGCAGCTACGACAACTTCCGATATGAGGAGAACCCGGCGAAGCGCAGCAAGGCCCTCAAGACGCTGGGTCGCGCGGCGACGGCGCTGGTCGTTACGAATGTGGTGAATGCGCTGGCGCAGAGCATTGTCGACGGCCTGCGCGACGATGACCGCGACAAGGACTATTGGGAGAAGTTCTTCTCGGCTTTTACGGGCGTGGAGGGAGACGAGAAGAACGCGCTCGAGTTGATCGGCAACGTCGTGCTGAACGGCAACGTCGGCAGCAACATGAACCCCGTGGCGCAAATCCCATTCGCAAAGGATGTTCTCTCGCTTGCGCAGGGCTATGATGTGTCACGCCCTGACATGGAGGTCTTCTCCGATCTGATTAACGCGGCGAGAGCCTTTGTTGACAGCGCAGGCGGCGACGGCAAGAAGACACGCAAGGAGGCCACGCTCACGCTGTTGGCTGCGGCGAGCAAGATGTTTGGTCTGCCGGTTGCCAACATCAAGCGCGACCTTATGGCGACGCTGCGCACCATCGCACAGGCGAGTGGCAGCCTCGGCTTCCAGTATGAGGTGGAGAAGTTCAGTTACAATCTTGCCAGCAGCGACAACAGAAGCCGGTTTATCGGTATCCTCTATGATGCGCTGGAACAGGGCGATTACGCGACCTATGAGCACGTGCGCCGCGACCTGATGGAGCAGATGGGGCTTGACGGCGAGAGCATCCAAAGCAGCCTCAAGACCCGCTACAACAAGAAGGTCGAGAGTGAGGCCAACTACTTGTTCCCGCAGAAGTCGCTTGACCTGCTGGGCATTCGCGGGAAGTACGCCTACGACAGCGGCGAGGACGAGGAGGAATTCAGCGCGGCGGACCTGAACGCGAGCTCGTACAGCAAGTACGAGACGCAGAAGGGCGAGGCCTACCGCGCGCAGGCTGACAAGGCAACGAGCAGCGGCGCGTTCTCCCGCCTCTCTGACGAGGGCAAAGACAAGGCGCTCGGCTACGTCGAGAGCTACGCAGAGGCAGTGGCGCTGAAAGAAAATTCCGGCGGGAAGTACGAGATCACGACCAAATGGATCCAGAATGCGCAGGAGGCGCAGAAGCAGTATCGCATCGCCCCCGGCGTGTTCGCGGCCTGCAAGGCGGCGGCGAGCGAGTGCGAAATGCTGAAGGACAAGGACGGCGACAGCATCGACTATAGCAAGGGCTTGCAGATCATGGAAATGCTGTTCCGCTCTGGGCTTAACGAGCAGCAGCGCACGGCGATGTACGAATATCTGGACGTGCCGAAGAAAATTCGCCATTGGAACCGCGCGCGGGTAGACGAGCAGCTTGCAATCGCACGGAAGAAAGCGGTGTAAAGAAAAAGAGCCTGTCGGGAATCCGACAGGTTCTTTTTCCCCGTGGTGAATTTGCGGAGGCGGCATGATAGGCTCAATGAAGAACACCATAAAAATAAGGGGGCGTGAAAAATGGACAATGCAAAGCACTACGATGATGCAGAGATCGCGCTGATCGAAAGCCGATGCAAGAGCAATACGCACCGCATCAACGAGCTGCAGGAGCACCAAACGGCGCTTGACAGGCTGGCAACGTCGGTCGAGGTGCTGGCAACCAAGCAGGAGACCGTCGAGGGCGACGTCAAAGAGATCAAAGAGGACGTGAAAGCCATCACGGGCAAGGCGGGAAAACGCTGGGACAGTCTGGTCGACAAGGCTCTCGCGGCGCTGGCGGGCGCGTTTATCGCGTGGCTGCTGGCAGGAGTCGCATTATGAAGAAGCTGAGAAAGCGGGACAAGTACGTCATCGCGGCAGTGCTCAACCTCTGTTGGTACTGCATTGCGGTGCTCGTATTGACCGCGCATGACAAGGTAGTGCCGGACAGTCTGACCGTCGCGTGGTTCGCCGCGTGGACGGCGGAACTGGGGCTGCTGGCGGGAATTAAAATCAAGGGAAAGGACGAATAACATGGAACTGATTCACAAGAGACTGGCAAACCTGATGAGCGTCAAGAGCATCGTAACGCTGGTGCTGACGGGCGTTTTCGCGTACATGGCGGTGACGGGCAACATCTCGCAGGACTTTATGACGATCTATGCGGTCATCATCGCGTTCTATTTCGGCACGCAGAGCCAGAAGACGCAGGACGTGATCGACAGCAAGGGTGACAGCGATGTATCACAGTAGGGACATTGCTGACCTGCGGGCGGACGTGCGCACAAACTGCGTCATTTTCCTCGACCTCTGCAAGGAGGCGGGGCTTTCGGTGCTCGTGACCGAGACAGTACGAGATGACGAGTACCAGCGCTATCTTGCTGCAAACGGCTACGCGGCAAAGACCGCGACGCGCCCGACGTTCCACGGCGTCAAGGCTGGGCTGGCGTTCGACATCTGCAAAAACGTTAAGGGGCATGAGTACGACGATCCGTCGTTCTTTGCACGCTGCGGGCAGATCGGCAAGCAGGTCGGATTTTCGTGGGGCGGCGATTGGAAGAAATTCCCGGACAAGCCGCATTTTCAGTGGGACGACCACCTCAGGTACACAGGGGGCATGATCTTGGCGGGCAAGTACCCGCCGGAAATGGAGGAGTACATGGACCAGGCAACGTTTAACAAGATGATGGACGCTTACCTTGCACAGCAGCGGACAAAACCAGTTTCGAGCTGGGCAAAACCTGTGTGGGATGCGGCAAAAGAGGAAGGTATCACAGACGGCACGGCTCCACAAGCGTTTATCACGCGGCAGGAAGCCGTGACGATGATCCAGAGAGCGACAAAATAACGGTGTCCTAATCGGGCACAGGAAGGAGCGGGCGGCGAAAGCCCACGCGCAAGCGCCTCTGCAAGCCCTACACGGGCATGGACAGTCAGCACAGGTCAATCCGCGCGCAATTATCCTCTATGGCCCCCAAGCGGGCCGTGGCGTATATCTTATCGTTTGAGCTGCCGCCCGATGAGGCGTACTGCCTTATTGAATGCGATGTGCGCGGGAAGAGCCGCGTCGAAGTCGCGGAGACACTGCACGTCTCACCGGAGTACGTGAAGACGCGGCGACGCCGGGCATACAGCAAAATCGCGGACGGCATCAAAAACACATAAAGAAGAGACCCTACAAAGACCTTTTTCAGGCTCTTTGCGGGGCCTCTTTTTCGTTATCATTGAGACAACAAAAGGAGGTGCGCGCATGGACCAGTTTGCAATTGCCGGATACAGCGGCGGAAACTGCATGATGTGTGTTATCGACAACGGTGATATTTTCCAGACCGACTATTTCGGCAACCGCCAGCAGCTCATCGGCAAGACCTCTTCGGCATACGCCGAGCTGGAAGCCACCACGCAGGAGTATTACGACAAGCTTGTTGAGCTGGGCGTCATCACTCCGCCCAAGACGCAGGAGGAGCTAATGGGCGAAATGCAGTCGGCTATGAGCGACATGGCTGCGGTCATCAAAAATCTGACCGATCAGGTAAAGGAGCTGAAGGAAAATGGACCTCAAGCAACTCTTAGCGGCAGCGGCGAGAATGTTTCCCAGCGCCGACCTGCAAGGCGCGGCGGAGAAAGCGGAGCAGGCGATCAGCGGGACGGTTGACACGCTGGAGGGCGTGCAGAGCACGGCGCGCAGGCTCGGCATTGATCCTGGTATCGCCGACAGCCTATATTCGCGCTACGGGCGCACAATGCAGGCGAAGGCCCTGTGCGGGCTTCTCGGCACGACCCCAGAGGCTTTGCGCTCTGACGCCAATAAAATACTCGGCGGCACACAAAACGGTTCACAGGCCCCGCAAAAGGGCAAAGCGGGGCACTCAACCAAATTCCCCCGGCTGAAATAGCTGTTGGAATAATTTTTGAGGAAAGGAGAATGCACCATGAACAACGATCAGAGCACCGGCATGAGCTGGCTCGCGGTACTGTTTATCATCATCGTCATCGCGGCGCTGTTTGGCGGCTTTGGCAACGGCTTTGGATTTGGACGCGGCAATATGCCGTATCCCGTCAATGACACCGGCTGCAACCGCGTGAGCAACTGCGAGGTCGAAAAGCAGGGGATCATCGACACGTCCCGCACGCAGTATCTCATCGAGCAGCAGAGCAACGACACGCGCATGGCAATCAACGCCAGCACTGAGGCGATCACCAGTCAGGCCAGCCGCATCTACGAGCAGCGCCTGCAGGAGACCATCTTCGACCTCAAGATGGAGAACCAGAACCTCAAGAACGGCATCTTCACCAAGGAGCAGACAGACGCCCTGGCGGCGAAGATCTCCGATTGCTGCTGCGGTTTCAACCGCCGTCTGGATGCGATCGAGGGCCGCATGCTGACCAAGCCCGCACTGTACGGCGTGGCTTCGACCTGCGCAGGCCAGATCATCCCCGCGTCTTGCGGCTGCAACGGCAACGTCAACCTTTAAGACCATATTCCCCGCTCGGGGGACATGGCAGGCCCCTATGGCCGGGTAACAGGCGGGGCAATAGCCCCGCCTATTTTTTATGGAAGGAGAATAAAAATGTCTTGTAAATCTGCTCTTTACGCTGCCATGCAGACGCCTACCGCTGTCGCGGTCGACGGCGTCATTCCTCTTGGCAGCCTTATCCGCCGCTACGGCTGCGACGTGGCCCTCAACGGCAACGCTGTCAACATCACCGGCGCTGGCTACTACGATGTCGACGCCTCGGTCACCGTCACGCCTGCCGCTGCCGGAACCGTCACCGTTACACTCTACAAGGACGGCGTCGCCGTCCCCGGCGCGACCGTCTCGGCGACTGCCGCCGCCAACGGCACGGTCGATCTCAGCATTCCGGCGCTTGTGCGTCAGGTCTGCTGCGCGGAAGGGTCTGCTCTGACGCTGGTACTCGCCGGTGCCGCTGCTACGGTCAATAATGTGGCGCTGCGCGTGCAGCGGATCTGAGAGGTGCGCGATGGTGCAGCTCTTGATCGGGATGCTGCTTGGCGCGATGGTGGCCACGCCCACAGGGCGCAGCATCGGCAATCAGATCGGCGACGCGGCAATCGCGGAGATAAAAAAAGTGATGCCGAAGCTGACCGTAGAAAGCGAGGAAGAAAATGAAACTCATTGAAAAACTGTCGGCGATGGTCGACGAGGAAATCGAGGACGCGATGAAGTACGCGAAATGCGCTCTCGAGTACAAGGACGAATATCCTGCTCTCGCGAAGACATTCTACGATCTCTCCGGCGAAGAAATGCGGCACATGACGATGCTCCACGCCGAGGTTGCTGGCGTCATCCAGAAGTACCGGCAGGAGCACGGCGAGCCGCCCGAGGGCATGAAGTGTCTCTATGACTATCTGCACAAGAAGCAGATCGATAAAGCGGCGGAAGTGAAACGCTTGCAGGACATGTTCCGGGAGTAGACCTGTTAGGGATTTGTTAGCAACCGCGAAGGAATGAAGCGGAATATTGAGGCATTTAATCCTGTATTGTTACATTTATTCTGCTTTATTCCGTGTTATTGTAACACAATTCTGCAAAGCGCACGTCCGTAGCTATTTCACACGCAGGAGGTCACTGGTTCGAGTCCAGCAGTCTCCACCAAAAAAGCCTTGAAACTCAACGGTTTCAAGGCTTT